GCTGCGTGCGAAACGAAAGGTGGCGCTCGGTACGTTGCCATTCATTATAGTGCCGACGAATCAAAAGACGGTGTTTGGGCGGCAAACGAAAAGCGCGAACACGGTGTAAGAGAATGGGACCAACAAATGGAAATGGTAGAGGAGATCTATGATGGCGAGCCGGTTTACAAAGACTTCAGCGAATCTCGGCATATGCCTAAATCGGTCAGAGAACATGGTGTACCGATAATTCGTCAATCCGTCTATATCGGAGGCTGGGATATTGGCCTAACACCCGCCTTCGTCCTTCTTCAAATCACACCCGATTATCAGATTCACGCCATTTTGGAGGTTGTGTCCGATGGTGGCGAGCCAATGCAAACATTCGCGCCTAGAGTCCTCAAAGCGTTGCAAGATCGCTTACCGGGTCGATGGGACGAGGTTTATCATGGTGCGGACGCGACGGTCATAAACCGTACTGCAACGACGGGCGATACGGTTCAGAAGATCGCCAAGGCGTTTGGTCCAAAGCTTAGACCGCAATCAAACGTTCTAAGCGTTCGGCTCTCCGCTGTGTCATGGGCGCTCGTGGATGAGATTGACGAACGGACTCCACGGTTCATCGTAGACCCTGTTCATTGCCCAGTTCTGACAACTGGATTTAAGGGCGCTTATAAATACGAAGATGCACCAAGAGGTGATACAATGGGTCCAGGGAGGATAACTAACCTTCCGCTCAAGAACAGCTTTTCGCATATTCATGACAGTTTGCAGTATAGCTGCATAATTGCCAAGAAGTTCTGTGAGGGTAAATTAAAGATCAGGTAGGCGACTGAAATATGAAATTTGAACAGGCATGGAGCTTAATGCTCGCGGGCGAAAAACTAAGACGCCCAGAATTTGAAGACGGCCAATATTGGACCGTCATTAACGGCAAGTTGCACGAAACGTTTTGTTTCAATGCTTCAGGCACGGTCCACACGCGAACAGAACCCAAGGACATGTTGCGGATCGTGGACACCAATGCGGAAGATTGGGAAGTAGCGGGGGTGACCGAATGATCGTCACCATCAATCAGCACATCTCACCGGCTGGCGAGGATTGCTCGCCGGTTCCGTTGCCGCTTAACCACGGATTCAGCGAGAAAAACCAATACTACGTTCATGGCTGGATCAATGAAGCGGGCGAACTGAAAGCGATTTTGGTCAATGATGAGAACGAAATTTGGGCCATCAGCAATAGGCACTTGCGGTACAGCAAGCCAAAACTGGCGGTAGTGTCTTGGGAGTCCCCAACGGCCAAAACAAAGGAGTTCCTTCAATCGTCAGCCGAATTAACCGAATTGCGTCAGAGCTTTGATGACCTCCGCAAGTGCTTTGAGGATCTTTACAAACGGACTTTGGGCACTGGTGAATGGGAAGGACAAGAAGAAAGTTTAGCGAGCGCCATTATTAAGCTGGAGCGCAAACAATGAAGCAATTCAAACTGCGATTCCCTTTGTTCGTATGGCATCCCGATCAGTCGGTAACGATGCAAATATGGGAGGCGATGAGTCCTGAGACTGAGTCAGCCCGTGACCTTCGATGTTGCGCTTACAAAGTTCTAAGCCCGAACGCTGACTACATCCAAATTTGGACATTGCGAGACATCCGCGATGGCGTAGCCGAATACTGGCCGGTCACAACTGACGTAAGGTTCCCGCTTGTCTACAACATGAAAGAGTGGGGCTTTGCGCTCGCCAAAGAAGAACCGATCTACGGTAACCCTCCACCGGGCCATGCTTATTGCGGTGTATGCGGCGAGGAATGCCAGACCATGAATGCACTTGACGGTAAGAAATGTTCTCTATGTTGCTGGGGCAGTCTTTGGGCAGATCCAAGCTTGACGGTTGAATGGGTTAAGACGTTGGGGGCGAAATGAGTGACCTATTGGACCGATTGTGTCCGTATGGCGTCGAAGTCGAACGCATGAAACCACTGGTAATTAGCCGCATGGCATTCAGCGAAACGGTTGACTGCAATTTGCGGCAAGAGATCTTTGAGCTTATAACGTCAAAAGGCTTGCACCCTGTAGAAGTGTTTAATGACGACATGGTGATTAGGTTTGCTTGGCACAATCCCCCTATCGAATGCCCTACGGACGAGGAAACAAGGATACTGCTGGAAACAAACAAGATTTGGCAAGAGAGGTTTAGCCCATGGAGAAAGTAAGCCACGCGCAAGAACAGTACGAAACGTTTCGTCAGTTCAGGCGAGACAATCCGATCACTCAAGACGCAGACGGGTGGATCACGATTCCAATCGCTACGTACACGCGTGAGCAATGGGAATCAATGACAAATCCCAGCGACGAAACGATAGCAGCGATAGTAGAGATTAACCAGTCAGTCACGGATGGCTCGCTAAGGAAGGAATTCCGAGAGGCGGTAAAGGAGTCAGCTATTGGTAACTAACCCAACCAAAATCCGACTACCGCAACGGCTAGAAAACCAGATCGACTGGCGCAAGGCTTCGCAGTGCATCGACCACGTAGGAGATCGGATCATCGTTGAAATGTTTCCCGAAGATAGACCGACTACGATCCTCATTCCTGATTCGCTGCGGGATTATTTGCGCTCACACGTTGGTGTGGTGCTATCGTCACCGGCTTATCCTTACGAGTTGAAAGGCGTTTCGTTTGACGCCCCGTCGCCCGGTGACTTGGTGATTGTCCACCCGCAAGACGGCGTCAAGATTATCAATGCGGAAATGGGCGACTACACACCCGCAAACGAAATTCGTATCTATGGCGCGTTCGCGGAATACGTGGGTCAACCTATCGCTATCAACTGGTGGGACTCGATTCTTGCATCTATCGACAAAGACAAAAACATGAGAGCATACGGCGACAAAACGATATTCAGAAAGGACTCAGCAAACAGTAAGACCTCAACCGGCATTCACTTACCAGACGGTCACCACGAACGAAACGAGATGGCCGTAATCATTAGCCGTGGGCCTTTGGCGCATCCCGATGCTAAAGAGGGGGACAGAGTATCGTATAATCCGCATTACGTGGAACAAAACGGGGTTGATCTTGGCACGGGGGTAAACGATTTCGACTACTTCATTGCGGGCGATTTTGCCATAAACTACGTTGTACGATCATGAAAACAGATAGTAAGGGCCTTGTCAAACTTGGAAACCTAGAGGATAGGAACGCTATCGCCCTCATGATTAAAGAGGATATAGACGCCGGGATTGAAACGCAAGGCGGTATGACAAACTGGTGGCTGGAGGCCGAACGGGCATACCTTAACTGCGCTCCTTCGACGCAAACCCAACTAGACCAAGGCCCTAACGATCCAGGTTACCAAGTGTTCAACATGCCACTAACCCAAACGCGGGTGGACATGTTGGGCGCTCAGGTTACTACAGTCGTCGCTAAACAAAATCCTTTGATGACGGACACTAGCGACAACGAAGAAGAAGCCGAACCTCGACAAAGGCTTCTTCACAAAGTTTGGATGGACGCCAAATTCCCGATGGCGGTATCGAAAGCTACCAACATGTGCGGGGTTAAGGATCTTGCCATTTACCGCCTATGTCCAGGCGTGATGCCCGGAACTATTCGCATTGATACGATAGACCCTGAGAATTGGTCTTGCTTCCCTGCTTTGTCCGATGGCATCCAAGCGGCGGCAACCGTGGGGCATCGTCTAAACCGTCGTCGACGGGTGATTGAAGCCAAGCAGAAACGCGGCGAGTATTACGAAACGACGGACTTGCCCGAATCCACAATAGGCGACCATGACCCAGACCAAGAGCAAGTTCATACCATGTCGGAAATGGGTACACCGTCTCCCAACCGTGGCAATGAGCTTATCGAACTTTGGGACGTCGTCACAAGGCTGGACCTTGACGAAGATGGTAATGAGCGACTTTACAGGGCAACCATTGATTACGTCAGTTGCCAACTTCTCAGCCTAGAGCTTTACGATTTCTCTTACATTTGGTATTTCAGATCGTTTTATATTGGATCGTCGAAATACTTCTACTCTGGTTCAAGCGTGGCGAGGAACCTTGATCCGTGCCAAACGGGAAAGAACAACCTGTTCAGTGCGTTCTACGGTGGCGCGATGTCTGCCGCGATGCCTAAAGTGTACGGACCCCCGCTTGAGGACGGGGAGAAGTTTACCAAGGCAGGATTTGGAGACTACATTCCTACGGAGGCAGGAGTTACGCCGTTCTCGCCGGGTGGATCATTTAACGGAGCACCTTTCCCTCAGATGCTTGAGATTATCGAACGTGACGCCGATATGGTATCTAGGGTGTCTCAGAACACGCAAGGAGCCCAAGCAACAGGCCAAACGACGGCTACAGAGCAAAGCATCATTGCCGCTGGCGTTGCCGTTGGTCTTGAGATGTTCATAGCCAACTTCACGGCAGAGTTCC